TTACACATCATTAGTACCTTCCTTATTTTTTGACTGGGACAAATTTGGGACCGATGGGTTCAGGATCGAGTCTATTTGCCGTGCGTGTTCGGTAAGGTGATTAGGTGCAAGGTGAGCATATCGACGAACCATTTCGATAGACTCCCAGCCTCCCATTTCCTGTAACACTGACAACGGGACTCCGGCTTGAACCAGCCAACTTGCCCAGGTGTGTCTCAAGTCGTGAAATCTGAAATCATCAATACCAGCCCGTCTCAGCGCCGCTTTCCAGGCTGTGTTTGCGTCATACCGCATCTTCCTGACTGTTGGCGCTTTCGTTCCGTCTGGTTTGGTACAGCTTTCCTTGTACACAAATACCCAACGGTGATGATTCCCGATTTGTTTTTTCAATACGCGACATGCAGTATCATTCAGCGCAACGCCAATTGCGCGGTTTGATTTACTCTCTTCCGGGTTTATCCATGCCACCCGGCGCTGCATATCTATTTGTTGCCATTCAAGGTTGATGATGTTCGAGCGTCTTAGGCCTGTTGCCAGTGCAAATTCAACAACAGACTTTAATGGCTCCGGACATTCATCAATCAGCCTTTGTGCTTCATGGGGCTCCAGCCAGCGGATCCGTTTATTCTTTGGTTGGGGCACTTTAATAATTGGTGCCTTATCCAGCATTTTCCATTCACGCTCTGCGGCTCTTAGTAGGGCCTTTATAAATGAAAGATGCGTAGCCTTCGTTGCAACGGACGCTGGTTTTGGCGTGTATTCTGGAACAGGTTTCCCTTTTTTTCTGCATGCTTCTGCCCTGAGTTTCCAGTTTTCCTCATGACGCCGGTTCGTCATTTTCTGCATTGCTGAATAAATTTTTGATTCAGTAATGTCTCTTAGTTGCATTCCTGCGAAATGTTGAAGCCAGAATCCGATCCGGCTTTTGTCATCGTCCAGTGATTTTTTATGTGCTTTCTCTTCAAGCCACCTGACACACGCTTCCTCGAACGTTATATCAGGTATTTCACCAAGTTTGCTGACCCGCCATGCTTCAGCCTTTAGCTTGTCATGGAGTTCTGTCGCCTGCCTTTTGTCCTTTGTTCCAAGAGACTGTTTAAATCTTTTACCGTTCGGCAATGTGAAACTGGCGTACCATATTTCACCTCTGCGGAAGAGTGACATTTTCTTTCCTCTGTTATGCCATCACCCGCGCTCACCTGGACAGTATGCAGCGGAGACTGAAGAGCCGCAATGCAGGCTTGTCGTGTTGTGAGGTAAGGAGATTTATTCTTAGTGGGATCTTTGCGTGTTGCCTGAAGACGCCCTGTGCGTATCCAGTTAATGGCAGTCGGTCTGGATATCTTGAGAAAATGACAGGCCTCATCGAGTGTGAGGCTGTATGGCTCCATTATTTCACCTCTTGCTGTGACATTGTTGAGAAATGGATACCAGCTCGTTGCTGCCAGACGATCCAACCGAGAGTCATATCCCATGCCATGTATTCGTTATCGCCGTTTTTTGCTCTCCGACGATCTACTAAGTCACCAAAACGCTTTTCCATGAATAATTCATAAGCTTCGCGTTCATCTGGTTCTACTTCCAGAGATAGGAGTGCGATTTCATAAGCACGGCGCTCAATATCGTCTCGCACGTCAAGGCTGCTGATACGCTCTTTAATTTCTTTAATCAGTTCTTTGTCGGTAAAAGTGGTCATTATGCTCCAGCCTCCGGTGCTTTTGGCATTACTGCCCAGTGAGTGATATTGACGTTTTCAAGGTCCCCGACCTGAAATGTCCACTGCCATTCTCCGGTTTCTTTTTGTCCCCAGGTGTACCAGAGAGAACGCCAGCCAATCAGCCAGCCTTCTCCGTTAGCATCGAATAACAAAACACTTTCATTTGCTGGTGGCAGTTCAGTTGACACTGGTATTACTTTGTTTTCCAGTGCCGCACATTTAGCTTCAAGCGCGTCGAATTTACGTACCAGGTACTCAGCATTTGTTTCGTTCACTTTCAGATCTCGCGGTACACATTTCCCGCGAAGAAACCCTTCCATTTCGAAAACATTCATGCGCATTTGCGTAACTCCGATAACTCGTTAAAACGTTCCATAAACATCCCGTAGGCATGGCTAGGTGCCAGTGGAATCACGTTGAACATCTCTGTTGCCGGGATGCCTTCCAGTACAGGCCAGAAAGAGCCATCATCAAGCCCGAGATCGCGGCGTTCGGTTGCCAGCATGATAAGATCGGCATATTTCACGGGCGTACTCATAACTGGGGGTAACCCGTATTTCTCACGGATTACGGCGTCAATTTTTTCTTCCATCCGTTTATAGTCAGGCAGAAGGCGTTTCAGTGGAGCGGGAATATCCTGGCAATACGCTTCTGTTGCATCATGCATTAACGCTTCAAAAGCAAATTCCTGCGGCACCAGCTGGCTGCAAAGCACCGCATGTTGGGCGACACTGTAGAAGTGAGAAAGATGACCGGCAAAGCGGCAGATATTTGAAAGGGAAACCGCGATATCGTTAATCACGATGTCGTCTTTATTTATCTTGTCATAATAAAAATGCTTCCCGGAAAAAGTTTTAATAAATGACATTTTGTTCTCCACGTATATGCGCTGCACCGCGCTGAGTTTGGGTAAAAGGAAGCCCTCACCATCCGGTGATTATTGAGTTAATTACGTTTCCATAAATGCCCCCGCAGGGGCATTTGCAGTAATGAAATCAGGCGGTGAAAGTACCAATAAAGGTTTCTACTTTGCTGTCTTTGAATTTTTCAACAAGCAGATCACGAAATTCGTTAGCCATTTCTTCCTGCACTGCTTCCAGCTGAATAATGCGCAGAACCAGTACAGGGCGATCACCAGTGATAATGCTGAGGCGTAATTTAAACGGACGTTCTTTCAGGCCTTCAAACGGAACGCATTTAAACTCAAATGCTACTGGCATAATGTCTTTGGTTTTCGCTTCGACAGACTCCATCAGAGAGCGTTTGCCGCTGAAGTCATTGTCTTCAAAATCAGCGGTCTGGTTTGCTTCAATCGTGATTTTACGGACCGCCGCAGCCGCTTTTGTTGCCTGAATGGCGTCACCATTAGCATCAAAGCCCACAAGGTAGTCGGCCCAGTCTTCAATCCATTCTGCCAGTGACTTCTGGGAGTTACGCTCGCCGTTAACAGACAACAGGGCAGAGAACGGTGCTGTCTTTTTCAGTTTGAGAGTGGCGGTGTTATCTGCGTGACCTGGTTCATCAATAGTACCCAGGTTAAGCACACTGACGGCACGCATATTATCAGCATCGATAAAGCAGCGGGTGCCTTCATCTGCAAGATCTTTAGAATAACGGGTAAAATCATCGATGCTGGCAGTGGAAAGCGCGCCACGGAAACGGAAGCGATTTAAATTAAATTTTTCCAGATCATGAATGCGGAAATTCTCAGGCAATGCCACAGCATCGGCACCAATCTTACTGATAATTTCATTAACACCCTGAGCAGAAATAAGGGCATGGATTTGATTAATTGCGGTTGCGTCTAAGTTCTGAGACATAATAAGTCCTCACTATATAAAGATATTCAGTGATGAGATAAATAATCAGTTAATTAAGAACGATATTAATGACCTGCTGCGCGTAGTTTTCCGTCAGGTTCACCGGCAAGAGTCAGTAATTGTCCCTGGTCTTCCTGCAGAATAGTCAGGCGACCACCGCGATTGACATACATCGGCGTTTCGGTGGTGTCTTCTTCGGAAATTTTCCCGCGGTTAGTCGGGCGAACATATGAGAGTTTGTGTTTGATTTTCACACGGTTCTCATCAAATGGTTCGATTTCCAGGTTGAGTGAGACCTTACCTTTGGTTTTCGTGTTCATCACACCGGAAGCGACTTCACTGAGAACTGCGCCGATTTTGGTTTCAAATACGCCGCCGTCCAGCTCCCCGATAAATGCCTGCACATCAGTACTGCGTTCGCTAGCCATTTTGCTGTTCCTCATCATATCGACCCTGCAAGGTCGGTTGGTTTCTCCACAAAACAGAGAAGAACACCTGCGGTGGCAGCCGCCCGGATGGATTGGGTTATGAGCCCGTCGTCCGGTGATGCTCTTCTCTGTTTTGTAAAAAGAGCGGTACCAGCCGGAAGCAAGTGTACAAACTGGTACCGCCAAAGCAGTGGCTGTTGTGGTGGGGTTGTCACTCAGGCGTATGGTCAACCTGACAATCCGGTGTCCTCAACGGGGAAAGAGTAACCCCGCCATACTTACCGCCGCGCCATTTCGCGGATTACCACAACGCTGAGAGCACTTAGCCAGTTACGGCACCACACTTTGTCGCGGCTCCATAAATGCCCTCATCGTTGCACCCTGGTCTCTTCCCAGGCGTCAAACCGAATCGCCACGCTGGTTAGGCGTCTTATCAGCATCATCATTGACTTGCACATTCCGGCTACCTGGTTTGTTTGCCCGAGCAAGGAGTGGATTGTCCCCTTTAACGTCCCCAGACCGCTAACGACGCATGTGCCATACGCCGTGTTACAACCAAATTTTGTTAGTACCTTGTTTGTTTGTCTGGAAAGAAAGATAAAATGAAGTTGCGCATTATGCAAGTGTTTTTGTTGCGAGATATGCAATTTAAAGGGTAATGAAAAGCCACCTTTGGGTGGCTAATTGATGAGGAGGTAAGGGTTAATTGTGTCGCTTAAGGGTTTGTGACTGGCTGATTAAGACCTTTCCAAAGACCATAAACCGGTGTTCATTTTCGCTGGTAATTCCCCATTCACGGTAAATCTGGTTATCAGAAATCACCAGTAGTTTGTCAGGTATCATTTGCAGTCGTTTGACATAAATTTTATCATCAAAACCAAATACATAGATACCATCTCCATCAAACTGATTGATACTGACATCAACGAAGATGAGATCTCCTGGCTCAATGGTTGGACACATACTGTCCCCACGAACGTTGATAACTTTAATGTGATTGGCTGGCCGTCCGCCAAACATCGATACAGCATTATCAGTTCTGTATTCAATGGCATGAATCACATCAATGACATCACCGCCCTGGATAAGGCCATTTCCCGCACTGGCACTGACATCCAGCATTTCAATACGGAATACATCCTTCACCTGCGCAACATCCTCACTAATACTGTTTTTACATACAGTATTACTTTTGACGTCTGAGGTAAAGAGATCAGCAATATCAACACCTAAGCTCCTGGCAATATTACTCAGGGCTTGTTCAGTGAATTGTTTCTGCTTACCTGTTTCCAGGCGTGAGATATTCGCCGCATCCACTCCTATTGCTTCAGCGAGATCGGCGATTTTCATGTTCTTCGCCTGGCGAAGTTGTCTGACTCGGTTTCCTATGTTCATGCGTTTATTACATTTCTTTATTGCGCGTTAAGCAAATCAACTTGCGCAAAATATTTGCGTGAAATAATATGCTCATCACGCAATATGTGGAGGTCATATGCAATCACCATTACGGAATGTGCGTAAGGCGCACGGATTTACTTTGCAGCATGTTGCTGCTGGCGTTCAGGTCAATCCAGCGACGCTGAGTCGTATTGAAAGACTGGAACAAATTCCATCTATCGATCTTGCAGAACGTCTGGCCAATTTTTTTAAGGGTGAAATCAGCGAAATGCAGATTCTTTATCCGGCACGTTTTCAATCTAGCCAAAACCAGAATGGGTTTAAACCACAGGAACAGGAGGTAAGCCGTGGGTAAGCATCATTGGAAAGTGGAAAAACAACCTGAGTGGTACGTGAAAGCTGTCAGAAAAACTATCGCGGCATTGCCTGGGGGTTACGCTGAAGCTGCTGACTGGCTGGATGTAACAGAGAACGCTTTATTCAACCGCCTTCGTGCAGATGGCGATCAGATTTTCCCGTTGGGATGGGCAATGGTTTTACAGCGTGCTGCTGGCAATCACCACATTGCGGATGCTGTCGCACAGTCTGCTGGTGGGGTGTTTGTATCACTTCCTGAAATTGAGGAAGTAGAGAACGCCGATATCAACCAGCGCCTGCTGGAGGTCATTGAACAGATCGGCAGTTATTCAAAACAGATTCGTTCAGCAATTGAAGACGGGGTGGTGGAACCACACGAGCAGGCAGCAATTAACGACGAGCTGTACATGTCAATTTCGAAGCTGCAGGAGCATGCAGCACTGGTCTACAAAATCTTTTGCGCTCCAGAAAAGAGTGACGCCCGCGAGTGTGCAGCTCCGGGCGCCGTGGCGTTTTGTGTCTGTGGAGAAACTAACGCATGAACAGTTTAACGGCAAATAACCGTTTGCCGCAACAGCTGGTGGTCAGCGTGGCTGAACACCTGTTGTTACGGCATGAATGCAGATTATCAAATCACCTGGCTGTAAGTAACCACAGAGAACTTTACCTGACTGTGGGGGGCGAGTTGTGCAGGAACTTAACTGCTGGTTTCGTGACGGAAGAGGGCTTTATGTCCATGTTATTCGTTGGGAGCCAGAAACACAGCGCGTTATCTATCTTCGCAAAGACTACCCGCATGAGTGCTTTAGTCCTTTGTGGAAATTCAGGCGTGATTTTGTTGAGTGCGAAGAACCACCAGCACATTGATTCTGTCATTCCGGGACGTTACACTGTTCAGGCACCTTATAAAGCGGGTGCCGGGATTGGCGTCCTGGAAATGTTATCGGCGATATATGACGCGCCAGCGTCTTTTTTATCGTCTGCGTCTGCGCACACCCAAATTATGGTGGGCTGGACGGGGGCACCGAAAGGTGCGCCGGTTTCCGATAACGCCGGTTACGCCAACCCCGTTCAGTTCACCACCAGCGAAATTGGCGTTTCCGGTGGTGAAGGTAATTCACTGTTATCGGAGGCTGCCATCATGGCTACGATCCCTGCCTTAGTACAACCTGAACTTTGCATTATTGCAGGCAAAGTTGTTACTTCTTCTCTGGCTGTTGCTAGTTATTTCGGCAAACAACACAAAAACGTAATTCAAAAAATTGCGTCTCTTGAATGCTCTGCCGAATTTACAGAGCTGAATTTTCAGCCCAGTGAGTACATCGACGCATCAGGCCGCAAACTACCTTGCTATCAAATAACCCGCGACGGCTTTGCGTTTCTTGCTATGGGTTTCACGGGTAAACGTGCTGCCCAGTTCAAAGAGGCATACATCTATGCCTTTAACCAGATGGAGAAACAGCTTTCAAATCCCTCTGTACCGAGCGACGTTGCACATAACGCCAGCGTTCTCTGTTCCTACATTTCATCAATTCATCAGGTCTGGCTGCAGCAGCTTTATCCTATGTTGGCAAAAGCCGAATCTCCGCTGGCTGTTAGCTTGTATGACTATATTAATGATGCTTCGGCACTGGCCTGCCTCATAAATTTGTCGCTGAACCCTTCAGAGGTAAGGGGGCGCAAATGATCCGGAATATTTTCAAACTGTTTACCAATCAGACTTTCCGTTGTCCTCGTCCGGGTCAGTGGTACACCACGCCTGCAGGGCATGTTCTACGTGTTAGCTTGGTGGACCGTGAATGTCAGAAGGTGATTTGTGAACCGCTGGGCCGTAATTACCGCGTCAGTATGCCGCTTATAGCCTTTCGCTCCGGAAAAAACATGAAGCATCTCGGAGGTGCAGCATGAGTATGGAGCTAATGGTTAAAGCGATGAAAATTCGAGTGGGTAATCCATTGCGAAAACTGGTTCTGATCAAGCTGGCTGATAATGCCAGCGATCAGGGTGAGTGCTGGCCCAGCTACCAGCATATTGCTGACCAATGCGAGATTAGCAAACGTTCTGTGATGAATCATATTGCGGCCCTTTGTGAGTCCGGGCTGGTAAAAAAAGTCACCCGGAAAGGCGAAAAAGGTAACTCAAGTAATATCTATCTTCTTCATCTTGATGGTGCAGGAGATTCACTAGGGGGTAGTGCAAATAATTCACTATCTGGTGCAGCAAATTCACCAGGTAGTGCAGGAGTTACACCAGGGGGTAGTGCAGGAGATTCACCCAGAACCAGTCACTCTTTTGAACCAGTCAATGAACCAGTCAATGAACCAATAGCTGTTGGTGCATCTGCTGATGAGTCTGTGCGAGTTCGTTCAAACCGACCGGAATACTCTCCGGAGTTTGAGCAGGCATGGCTGGCATATCCCAAACGTGCTGGTGGCAATTCAAAATCAGCGGCCTTCAAAGCCTGGAAAGCCCGTTTGAACGAGGGGGTAAACCCCGAAACCATGCTGGAAGGTGTGAAACGCTACGCGGGCTGGGTATCTGCGATGGGTAACAGCGGCACACAATTTGTGAAACAGGCTGTCACGTTCTTTGGTCCGGATCGTCATTTCGAAGAATCCTGGGAAGTTCCTGCGGTATCGGCAGCCAGATGCGAAGACCCGTACTTCAAAGCCAGTTACAACAATGTGGACTATAGCCAGATCCCGGCAGGGTTCAGGGGGTGATCATGAGCCTGATGAGTGAGATTCAAAAATTCATTGAAAGCAATCCTGGATGTACGACCGGTGATATTGCGAACGCGTTTGCATACTTTCCACGTCCCCGTGTACTGAATACGACCAGTAAGTTACGCCAGTGCAGACGTGTCGCTTATCGTAGTGAAGGCAAAACACACCGGCATTTTTCTCGCAAGGCTGTGTTGCCACCTGAGCCGGTGCTGAAGCATATGAGTGTGGCCAGTAAAAGCTACGTCGGCACTAATGATCAGCGGGTGATTTTGCGCCTGATTCAGCAGGCAGAAGATCTGGAGTCAAGAGGTTTATTTCGTCGTGCTGCAACGGTGTGGATGGAGGCATTCCGTGAAAGCCACTCCCAGTCAGAACGAAACAATTTTCTGGCGCGCCGTGAGCGGTGTGTACGCAAAAGTAAAAGGTGCGTGGCATCGGGTGAAGAGTGGTATCTGCCAGGCAATTACGTGGGGGCTTAATGACGACGTTAACTCAATGCCAGCAGCAGGTGCTGGATATGCTGATTTCTTACCAGAAAGAACGTGGCTTCCCGCCAACCAATCAGGAGGTGGCAACCATGCTGGGATACCGTTCGGTGAATGCAGCGGTGGAGCATCTTCGCGCACTGGAGAAAAAAGGCGTCATCACAATAAAGCGTGGCGTGGCCCGGGGGATAACGCTTCATACCGCAGTGAAGGACGACGACAGCGAGACGGTCGGGATTATCCGCGCACTGCTTGCCGGTGAGGAAAACGCCAGGCTGCGTGCAACTCACTGGTTACATGAGAGGGGCCTGAAAGCATGAAGCTTATCCTGCCTTTTCCGCCCAGCGTGAACACGTACTGGCGACACCCTAACAAAGGGGCGTTTGCAGGTAAGAGCCTGATAAGCGCGGCGGGGCGAAAATTCCAGAGCGCGGCGTGCGCAGCAATAGTTGAGCAGTTACGTCGTCTGCCGAAACCAACGTCGGCACCTGCTTCAGTGGAGATCGTGTTGTTTCCTCCGGATAACCGGATCCGCGATCTGGACAACTATAACAAGGCGCTGTTTGACGCCCTGACCCACGCGGGTGTGTGGGAAGACGACAGCCAGGTGAAAAGAATGCTGGTGGAGTGGGGACCGGTTATCCCGGAAGGGAAGGTCGAGATCACTATCAGTAAGTACGAGAAAACGGCGGGTGCAGCCGCCTGAGCAAGAGGAGAAACGAAGTATGAATAATCTGATGGTCATTGATGGTATTGAAGTTCGTCGTGATGCTTATGGGCGTTACAGCCTGAACGATCTGCACAGGGCAGCCGGGGGAGAACAAAAAAACCGCCCGAAATACTGGCTCTCCAATAAGCAAACCTGTGAATTGATTGAACAACTTTTCACCGAGGGTGGAATTCCGCCTCTGGAACAAAATCAACCAGTTAGCGTCATTAATGGCGGAAATAACCAGGGGACGTATGTCTGCAAAGAACTGGTGTATGCCTATGCAATGTGGATCAGCCCGTCATTCCATCTGAAGGTGATCCGTACTTTCGATATGGTAACCAGCGCACCGGAAAAATTATCCGGGCAGGCTGCTGACAAGATGCAGGCTGGTGTGATTCTGCTGGACTTTATGCGTCGGGAGTTAAACCTGTCTAACTCATCTGTGCTTGGTGCCTGTCAGAAACTCCAGGAGGCTGTTGGCTTACCGAATCTGGCACCGCGCTATGCCATTGATGCTCCTGCTGACGCGCCTGATGGCTCAAGCCGCCCGACGCTGTCGCTGAGTGCACTGCTGAAGCAGTATGGTATCCGCCTGACAGCTAATCAGGCATATCACCAGATGGTGAAACTGGGGATCGTCGAGCAGCGCGAACGATACAGCCGTACCGCGATTAACAACATCAAAAAATTCTGGTCGCTGACAGCGAAAGGCTGCATGTTCGGCAAGAACATCACCAGTCCCGCAAATCCGCGCGAGACGCAGCCGCACTTCTTCGAATCCCGATTCCCTGAGCTGTTAAAGCTGCTCGATACCGTTCATTGAGGTGACCGTGAGAGCACTACTGACCCCTGAAATTGCCCCGCGTATGGGGATCGTATTGTTCAGACCAGGTTCAGAGCTGATGCCCCTGTTTATGCAGGGGCGTGTCCTGCTGGAGCCTGAGCCGGAACGTTATTCATCTTTCGCCAGTGGTGCTGTTCCGGCGGCATCACAACCGCTGGCGGATGATCCTGCCGTTCGGGCCGTGTTCCGCAATGAGGCAGTGATCCGTCGTGCTGGTGGCGTGGAATGTCTTGAAAGCTGGTTACTTCGTGAAAAAGGCTGCCAGTGGCCTCATTCCGACTGGCACAGCGAGAACATGACCACAATGCGACACGCGCCGGGTGCAATCCGTCTGTGCTGGCACTGCGATAACCAGCTGCGCGATCAGTTCACGGAACGGCTGGAATCAATGGCAACGGATAACTGTGCCCGCTGGGTGTTGTCTGTTGTGCGTCGGGATCTCGGTTTTGATGATAGTCACGTTGTGACAATGCCGGAACTGTGCTGGTGGCTGATTCGTAATGACCTGGCGGATGCCTTACCGGAAAGTGCAGCCCGTAAGGCACTGAGATTACCAAAGCCTGTTGTGCCGTCTGTCACCCGGGAAAGTGACCTT